TTGGCGTAAAGACCTTTAGCCATTGCTCTTCTTCCTCGTGAGTATGTTAGTGATCCAACGACCAATCTCGTTAGGGCTAGGGAGGAGCCATCCTAAGATCAGGAGTAAGATGACCCACGGCTGTACTTCATTCACTGTTACTTCGTCGACACTTTCTGCAGACACTTTAGCTTCTACGGACTTAATGTCACCACTCTCGGTTCTCTGTTCGACATTCTTTGTCGTCCCGATAGTCTGGCTATTTGTCTTCCCCGCCTGAATGTTGGCTGCTACGTTTGGTCCACCTCCCTTCATAAGAGATAGAGGACTCATACCACAACCCGTTAGCAGGCTTGCCGACAAGACAATAGCAGTCAGGTTAGCTTTAAGGTTACTGACCCAAGCCACCACCGACCACCCATGCTACTATTGACGCGATGAAGCCACCACCAATGATCCAAAGAATCTTCGACAAACTGTTGTTTATGTTACAGACGTTTCTGTCGATCTGGTCTACCTTCTGCTCTAGCAGAGCCAAACGTTTATCCATCTCAGCGATTTCCTTTTGAATGGCTTCTGCGTCCATTTCATCCCCCTAGCGATTAAGAATTAACGGTACCGAGCCTACGGACTGAACCATTCTTACGGACTACGTAAACCTCTCCGTTGACGACAACAGTGTCCCCAGCCTCAAGTTCACCACGTTCTTGTGCCGCAAGGAACTCAGCCTCAGAAGCGTAGGACTTGTCAGGGTCACCAGCGATTTCCTGAATGAAAGCCTGTACGTCTTGGTCGACAGCGATAGCAGGGTTAAGAGGGGCTACTTCTTGGCCACCTGCAGGAGCCTCGGCAGGGATATTCTCGGGGAGAGTAGCGTCAGCAACAACAACTTCACCCGTCGTCACAGGGCCTGCAGGAGCACCACCAGAGGGCATAGTCATAGGCGCGCTAGAGGTAGGTGCCACGGCTCTCTGGGTAGCCTCTCCTGCACGGCTAGCGACAGCATTAGCATCAGAGGGACGACCAACGGTAGGAGGTACCGTGGGTGCGTTGTTCCACCTGTCCATCCAGTAGTTTGAAAACTCTCGCGCAGTCATACCTTCTTTACCAGCGTTAACTGTAATGGCTTGTTCACCTACGATGTCGGTAGCAAGAGCGTCAGGGTTGGTCAGAAGCGAGATAGCCCCTCCGATGCCTTGTTGGTGTGCTAGGTAGATTTCAGCGCCCGTAGGCTTACGCCCAAGAGCTTTAGTCATTCTACGGATAGCGTCTACAGCACCGTCTACAGCACCGTCAGTATTCTGTACGGGATCATTACGATCTTTCACACCGTACTGCTTAGCAAAGCCTTTTGTGATCTGGAAGACACCCGTAGCGCCCGTGGACGACACGGCATCAGGGTCACCTCCAGACTCGATAAAGGCGGTACGTTCAAGCCAGCCCTGCGGCAAACCGTTCTCAGCCTCAAGGGTAGAGAAGTCGATACCAAGGGAGTCACCGATAGGTGTTGCAGAACTATTGCTCGAAGACCCACCCCCAAGCAGATCACTACCTGCACTACCTTTAACTACGTCTTGCCCAGCGCCACCAGAAGGAACCTCAGCACGAAGGATACCCAGAGTGGACTGACCGACAGCACCCAGACGACCAAGGACAGTCATCTTGTAGTTAATGTCGTCGATGATAGCCTTGTTCTCTTCGGTGAACATACGAAGCTTATCGCCGGGAGTAAGAGGACGACGAGCAACACCAACGGTAGCCCCTTGGAGAGGTGCTGCTTGATCCGTAGCGGAAATAACAACCTGACCATTCTCGCTGATACTGATGTTCACACCGTTAGGTGCTGCGGCATCACGCAGGTTACCAAGGTCGAGCATAATGTCCGACGACATAAAGCTTGAGGTTTCAGTGGCGAAGTTAGTATCGGTTGCAGAACGACGTACGATAGCCTCAGCAGGGACTTCGAAGTTCTGACGCCATGCAGCACGGTTCCAACGGGTAGGCCCTTCGGTACGCTGCAGTTCACGGTGAGACTTGAAGGCACCTTCTAGGGCGACAGAAATCTCAACGTCCTTCTGGTCCTGCGTAACTTCCTCGTAAGTACGAGCAATAGTCGATTGCCCAGACATAACACGGACAAGCTCAGTGAAGGCATAACGCGCATCAATGAGGTCTTTCTTCGAGGCTTCTTGGAGAGCACGGTTGGCTTCCTCTAGACGGCCAGCCATAAGCTCTTCGTTGAACTTACCTACTGGACCAGAGAGGGACGCCATAAGCTGAGCAGATAGGGCGGGGTTAGAACCAGAAAGTTTAGCGAAAAGGGAGAGATACTGAGTGGGGACACCCGCGTCAGCCATAGCGATGAACGCCTCACCCTCAAGACGCTTTTGGATCGTAGCGGGGTCAACCTCATTTGTAGCCCACGTAAGGGTGGTGTCGTAAGTATTAAATACCGACTTATTCCACCCTTCAGGAGCGACACCAAGACTGTTAGCATCAATGCCAGTTTTCGCTGAGATGTCCTTACGGAATTTAGTCTCAAGAGCACCACGGGCAATATTGGCGACAGAAAGAATGTTACGCTGGTTAACAGTAGTGCCACGGAGTTCAGGGATAAGCTGGGTGATACCTGTGTCGTCAAGATTGAAGGAAGCCGTAGGGTCAGCAGAGATAGCAAGACTAAGTTGCTCAAAGCCACGTGCGAAGATATCTGCCTCAGTCTTGGCCGACGGGACGTTAATGTTCCAAGCCCTTGCCGACAAAGTATCGTAAGCGCCTTGAGTCTCTACCTCCATTTTGATAGCAGCATTCTCCGCCCTTAGGGTTTGCCATGCAGCTTTGGCGTTGACGAGGTAAGCAGCACCCTCTTCTTCATTAGTAAACGTAGAGGCTTTAGCGTTAGCGTAAACACCCTCAGGAGAGGTCAACCAAGCTTCTTCGTTAGCTTTCTGGACACTCTGGGTTGTTGTCAAAGCGTTCTCAGCGGCAGCATACTCTTCGTTAAGGCTCGATTTAGCAACAGAAATAGCTTCGGTCGCAAACTCTGGGTAGGCTTTAACGAAGCCTTGAATCTCGCCCATACGGGCATCCCCTAGGCTCCAGTTCGGATTCCCAAGACGCTCACCGTACTCACGGACACGTTCCCCGAAGAGTTCGTTCTGAGTAGGTCCACGTTGCTGCCTAGGGTCCGTAAGGAACAAGCTAGAGAGGCTAGCAAGACCTTCCGCCACAGGAGCACCACCCTGTCCCTGAGGGATAATGGGGTCCATAGGGTTAACTTCTTGTTGAACAGGCGAAAAGATAGCCATCTATAGTGTCCTTGTCAGTTATTCAGCAAAGCCGGACTCACTACGAAGAGCCTGCAGCATCAGATCATCAGTAATGGGGGAGCCTTTGGGGGTGAAGACTAGTCGGTTAACTCGGGCTTGCTCAGCCGGAGACATCGACGAATACTTCATAGCGATAATTTTAGCATAGTTTTGAGCTTCTGTAAAGTCCCCACGACGGAAAGCCTCAGCGTAGCTGTTCATAGCCCGTTGAATGCTCTTAGCCGATTGCTTGTCGAAGAACTTGTCGTAACCCTTGAAGGTGTTGAACTTCCAAGCCTCTTCGATACGCTCCACGGGAACACCAAAGGCGACGAAGATAGACTCAGTTGGGTCGTCAATACGGTCAAGGAAGGCGTTATCTCTCGTAAGGACTTCGCCATACTTGAAAGCAGTGTAGGCGTTATAGGCTTGGTTAGCCGACGAGAACATACGAGCAAAGCGCAGGAGATCATCTTTAGTGGGGTTATTAACCTCAGCACCAGAGAAGGCACCTGCAAGGTTCTTAAGCACTGAGAAACCTGTGGTAGTAGCCTGCCAGCCAACCTCAATGGACGGACCACCCAAGAACTCAATAAGGTTCTTCTCCGCTGCGTCCTGCATAAGCATAAAGATACCGTCGCTGTTGCTCAGGCGGGACGACAAAGAAGACTCAACACCAGTAAGCTCAGTCAGAAGGGTATCGACCAAGCCCTTACGGAGAGCACGGTAGACATCAGGGTCCATTTCGGTACCCATGTAGTGACGATAGGCATCCATAGCGAAGCCCACTGCACCCCAAGCAGAGGCACCGAAGAGAGCCGTATGGGTCACTGCCAGACGATAACGTTCAGCATCCGTGAGAACCTTACGCCCCTTACCACCGAAGGTACCCGAGAAGATAGCTTCGTTCACACGGAACATGTAGGACATAAACTGTGTCGTCGGGAGTTTTTCAACTGGGGTACGAGAAGCACCCGTCATACCTTGAGTAAGGATATCCTGACGGTTAGTGATCCAACGACGACCAGCTTGGCTGTTAGGAATAGCACCGGGGAACTTCTGCAGGTACTCAATGTAAGCAGTCGAGTAGGCAGAGATACGAGCGATAAGTTCGCCTTCGTTAAAGAAGAGACGACCAGCACTACGTACAGCCCCTACGCCTTCACCGACAGCACCAAGGATGCGGGAGTGTTGGTCAGCGTCAGAGCCAAACTCAGCAAGGCTCACACCTACGGTACCCCGTCCGCTGCTTCTGAACATGTCAACCATCTCGAAGAACTGGTCAGCATTCAGACCCGAGATAGGCTGTAGCAAGTCGCCTACACGACGGATAACCGCTTCATTGCCGTTAGCGATAGCAAAGCGTACGGGACCGTAGAGGGCGACACCCTTAACACCCGACATGCCACCGACAGCCATGATGTTGAAGGCTTGGGAACCCTGAACGTAATACTGCGCCGGGTTGAACATACCCAACTTTGCGTCGAACACAAAACCACGCAGAGCCGTAAAGGGGTTGTTAGAGTAGATGTTAGCGAAAAAGTCAGCAGACTTACCAAACTTCTTGTCGTAGAGGAAGTCCGAGACGTTACGCATGGTGGCCTCCCACATAGCGTCACCAAGGCCCGTCTGGTCCATACGGAAGAGAATCTTCTTCTGCTCAAGAGCCAGCTTACGACCAATGCTTGTCGTCGTACTAATCTCAGCCGTACGGAGCTTCTGCTTAAGAGAAAGGTTCTTGAGGTCAGCCGTATTGGCCAGAACGTTCTGTTCGATAGCAGCCTTAAGGAAGCCATTGATAGCTGCAGACATGTAGGCACGATCACTCTGGGCTGCTACACCACGAGCGAGAGAGCTTTCGATAGCTGCACGAGAGCCATAGGTCCGATTGGTGATACCACCGTAACCCATCACGAGTTTGTCCCGACGAGCACGGGGGTTCATAATGGTGGCGTCAATAGCTTGGCTGTAGCGCATACCACCGTAGCCAGAGATAGACGAGTCGATAAGAGCCTCACCATCACTAACGAAGTCAAATTTAGTGCGAAGATCGACACCAGCCTCGTCGGCCCAATCAAGGAACTTCTCGACGTTGTACGCTCCGGTATACCATTCCAAGTTATTAGCGATCACACCGTTAACGTCAGGGTCATTCACCAAGGAACGAGCAGCAAGACGGAAATCATCAGCGGTAGCATAGTTGCCAGTGATCTTAGCCTTGATTGCGTCGATAACGTTATTGATCTGGGTCTTAGCTTTCAGAGCCTGTTCTTCCGTACGGACACCCATCACGGTAAGAGGCGACACCTTCACTTCGGTACCGTCTGCAAAACGTTTGGTACGCTCTTGTTTGACGTAGTATTGAATGTCGAACTTACGGTAGTCACGAGGACCACCAGCGTTACGTACGAGAACGTCAGAGTGGTACAGACGACGAGTAACTACATTCTTCCCGGTCTTGTACAGAACGTCCCCATTGAACGCTTGGTGCGAGGGATCGTAGTTACGGTACACGACAGTACCCTGAGGCAACTGTGCGGGGTCGACAAGAGATTGGCTGTCTTCATCCCAGATACGAGCGTTAGCAGGAACGTCTTCTGCCTTTGTCGGAACCATACGGTGGCCCGAAGTATTGTCGACGACAACCCCATCTGCTACTTGACGTTTGAACAGACCGTCAGCCTTGAACATTGCGTCAGCGTCAAGAGCTTCTTGGTAAGCCAAGTACATGGCCCTCTGGGCGTCGGTAGCAGGTTTCTTGTACTTAGACAGAAACTCTACTTCAAACTCTTTCTCACTCAAGGCAGTCCGACGAGTAGCCAAAGAACCATCGCGCATTTCATCGAAGATACCAAAGACTTCACGCTGTTCGCCACGGCTGTTGAACTTACGAACCTGTTTAAGAGTATCTTGAACGCTAACACGCCAGACCTCACGAGCAGCCTCACCTTCCTTAAGGATAGCGTTCAGACGAGGGGTGGTCTGAGCCAGAGGGGAGCCTAAATAGTCGACAAGAAGACCTTCACCAAGATCATCAACCTCAGTCGACGTATAGAGTTGGAGGTTCGACAGATTAAGGTCTTTAGAGTCGATAGGAATGTTGTTCGTCTTCATGACACGCCAAGAGTTAGGGATGTCACCGGGAACAACTTCAGCACCCAACTGATTAGCAAGGTTCTCTGCCGCTCTACGTCCGTTATTACCACGGAATAGATCACCACTCTGGGTGCCGTAGAATTGCTGGAAGTAAAGGTTTTCAGTTTCGTCCTTCACAAGGTCAGCGTCAAGGAATCGGGTGTTACCTAAATCAACAGCATCCTGACGGGCAGAGGCTACAAGTTTGTCCTTGAAGGTAGTCAGAGTTGCGTCGTCAATAGCCCCTCCAGACAGGCTAGTATAGCGCAAACCAGAACGGTAAGCTTGGCTCTCAAGCTCAAAGTTACGTACGTTAATAGCTGAAGTGTGCGACCACAGTTCAGCACGAGAGGTAGTAGGAACCGTGAAGGATGGGCTTACGTGGTTACCGTAGACGACAGAAGGGTTAACAGGGTTGTCCATAATACGGACTTCCGTGAGAATCTTACCAACCTTAACTGGGTCGTTAGTCTTGAAGCCAACCAGACGTGCAGCATCAGTGGCAATACTCTGGGCCACACCGAAAGCACCACGACCAAGGACACCAGAGGTAAGGGCAGTTGTCGTTGCCAGAGCCTTAGCCTGACGGACAGTGGTAGCCCCTTTGAATGCAGCGCCTGCACCAGCCGTAAGAGTGTCCAGAGCACCAAACAACTCTTGGGTCTTAGCAATGCTGCTTTCGGAACCTGCGGCTGCAACAGCAAGGGCGTCTTGAAGGTAGAAGCGGTTCTCTTCCGTAAACAAACCTTGGTCAGACATTTCCGTAAGCAGGTTATTCATCTGCAGTTCAAAGTCTGCGTCGTCCATGTTAGAGTAGATAAGCTCAGCGTACTTGTCAGCGTACTCTTGGTTCTTCTTAGCCACGAACAAGTTCTGAGGGGACGACAAGAAGAAGTCTACGAAGTCAAAGTTGGTGTAGAAGCTTTCGTCGGAAGCACTAGCAATACGCTTCTGAACGATGTCGTTAGTTTGCAATACACGTTTGATCCTACGGACAGAGTAGTCACGCAGGGTAGGGTCTTGAGACGAGAGCATCGCCACGACAGACGGAGGTACAAAACGACGAACAGACTCAATGCTTTGGAGTTCTTCCTGCAGAGCCGTAATCTGCCCTTGAGTATCTTCCTCAGGGTTTGCGATAGCTTGGACGACAATAGCCTGTTTGTTAGAGTCGGTCTTAGCGTCAGCAGTCTGGTCGAGAGCCACTGTTGCTTGACTTTCCACCATAGGACGAATAGCCTCTACTCCTGTGTCGAAGAGAGAACTAAAGAGATAGGTTTCAGCCCGCTTTTGCTTCTCGGACTTGATGGTCGTAAAGTTGAGGGGAGGGCCAAACTCTTTAGGCTTCTCCACACTGGTTTCAGGCTGAGGACCAAACTCTTTAGGTGTCGTCGTGATTGCCATTGTATTAGCCGCCAAACATATTCTGGAGACGAGCAGGGCCGTTGAAGGCTTGGAAAATGCTACCACCGATTTGAGCAACAGAACCAAACATACTAGCCTGTTGGTTAAACTGAGACGCCCGAATACCAAGGTCCGTAATGTTTGAAGACAAACCAGAGAGTTGAGTACCGAACCCTAAGTTGGAGCCTACCTGAGAACCGATAGAGGCTACTCCGCCACCAGACACAGAGGAGCCAGCAACACCAGCAGCTTGCGCTGAGGCAAGACCTTGAGAGCGTCTAATCTGCCCTTCGCGGATAGCTGAACGCTGCTCTCTTTTGTAGACAATCTCTTGCTGCTTTTTCTGTTCTTCTGCAATCTTAACTTGAGTATCAGCAGCTTTTTTAGAAGCTTTAGCAGCCTTTGCAGTCCCGACAACAGCGGCCCCTGCACCTGCGACAGCAGCGATAGCTCCGACAATAGCCATTTATTCCCCCAGATACTTAGCGTAGACACGTTCCTTCAAAGAGAACCCAATCCTTTCAAGGAGAGAGTCGAAGGGTTTGTGTACTTTCGTGTTGATGGTTAACACAGACACACCTAGTCTTTTAAGGTCATGTTCTGCATACTTGATTAAACGAACACCAACCATACCTTTGCGGTACTCAGGTGCTAGATAGATGATGTCGTTAGCTGCGAAGATATGGTCTTTGTAGTGGATGTGCTTTTCAGCGATAACGACAAAGTACCCAACAAGCTTTTTGTCGCTACGTGCCGTGTAGATACCTAAGCTCCCAGCAGCCTCAAGAACCTCGTAGATTTCCCAATCAGGGTTGAGTTTGATCTTGTCCCTGTTTACCGCAATCTCTTCCCAGTGTCTTTCCAGTAAAGGTACGATTTCGTTACGTACGGAAGCTAGGCTTTCCCTTTGAAACTTAATATCGTTGGTTGACTGCATTGATTACACCGTATCCGAGAAGAAGGAAATCCTTGCCTTGCTCACTCTCAAACCGAAGACGTACAGAACGACCACGGCCACGGAGCTTAAGGCGGCTAGAGATAACTGTATCTGGATAGCCAAAGTCTGTCAAGTCGCCGGGGTTAACGATAGGCGTCTGTTTGTAGCGGTAGGCTTGCTGAGACACACTAGACGCCGTGGTGCTGAAATCCCAGTATGACGACACAAGAAGAGAGGAGGGGCGGATAGGTTCATACCCTGACTCTGTAGATTCCCAACCCTCTTCCGTGACCCGCATGTATGTCACAATGTAGGGAGAGTTCTTTTGGCGAACAACGTCAGAGATAAAGTCGTAACCAGCCTCAGCAAACGACAAGTAATTGGTCGTACCCCAATCAAGGAAACTCTTACCAGAGAAGGTACCCATCGTAAGTTTACCCGTAGCACCGTCACGGATCAAGAGAACGAGGGATGGGTCACCTGTAGCGAAGTCCGAGAACTGGGTCGACACAACGTCATCAGAATCTTGAACCACGTCGTCGCCAGTGGAAAGAACAACGTCAAGAACAAGCTCGTCAGAACCGTAGCCCGAGTACACCGCAAGACCCATGATGTAGTCCGTCGAGGATGCCTCGTCAGAAACCTTCCAAGGGTAGAACGCACCCAAGGGGATATCAAGGATCAGGAAGTTGTTCAGCTTGTTAGCGTTAGTCTCTGTGGTGTTAGGGTAGGCCCAGTAGATTTTCTTATTCAGTCGGTCGTACGTAGCCTGAACGAGGGAACGAGCGTTAGAGCCAATATCGTCCCAGAAGGTCTGGATCGTAGGCAGGCTGATGTTCTGCTCCGTAGGGTTACCGCTTACTTCATCAAACTGAAGAGTATGGATACCCGTCTTGGACCACCAGAACGGTACACCCTCAGCCTCAACAAAAGACTCAGCCGTAAGCATCCCGGTATACGATACACGACGCAGGGAGTACTCAGTGGCACGGAAGACGTTATCGACACCATTGATCGACCACACACCGTTCTCAGCGAAGATAAACAGGGTTGCCCCGAAGGCGTAGAGGTACTGAATATTCACGGCATCAGGGATACGGACGACACCACCATCGGTGTCTAGCAGATCACTGAAGTCTTCTGAGGTGGGGTCGTTAACTTGGAAGCATTCACCAAGCTCACTCAAAGTTTCAATCTGGCGAGAAAAGAGAATGACACCTGTGTTCTTAGCCGACTCAAGGCCAGCGTAGAAGATACGGCCAGCAAAAGATTCGACAGACTTGAAGCGAGAGGTTTCAATATCTGTGGTGATGCCTGCGATGCCTGAGGCTGCACTACGATCCTTGTTGAAGAAGTTAAGGATAAACGTTCCGTTACCAATAAGGCTGGTACCAGAGAAAATATTCTGCCACTCTGTCTTCGAGAAAACACCCGAGGCGTCTTTACCTGCGTACCACGGAAGGGTCAGCGGAGGGTAAGCACCGTACGCAACTCGGGCTGCAGTACCTTTAGTACCCGACCAACCAGCGTTAGCAGTATCATACTTCCGTGCAGTCGACGCAGAGGCGTTAGAGATTTCAGTAGTGTAAGTGCTTTTGTCGCCCAACCATTCAAAATCACGAATACGAAAACTGATCTGGGTTGTCGTCAGAGCACCAGTGGAATTGTTACGTTGAATGTAGATCGTGTTGATAGCCGGGGAGGAGACGACAAGAGCACCATTGATGGATGCAAACTGACAGTTAGCGTTAGCAGCGCCGACACCACCTGCGACTTCGTAGGACGACAAATTAACAGTCTGGGTAATCTCGTGAGACGAGTAAGGAAGGTCCGTCTTGTTGTAAAAACGGAGCGTAGAGCCAACCTGCAAGACAAGAAATTCAAGACCTGACTGACCCCCTACGTTCTCCCACTTACCCGTATGAAATCGAGTAGAGGTGCTTACGGTAAACGACGAAAGAGTGTTGCTATCTTCTACTTTAGCTGCAAGCCTACGACGACGTGAACCATCCCGACGCAGATCACAGTTAAGTTCGTCGACAGAGGCATCAGCCGGAAACGTAAGCTCGGTACGCTCGGTAATAAGACCCTTTACGAAAGTGTTAACTACCTTCTGAGACAGACTTTGGGACATCTTTTAACGCTTTCCGTTCTTCTCGTTCTTTGGCGAAGTTCTCACGACGCGCACCGATAGTCTCTTTCATGTTTCGAACATAGTGCTCGACAGCTTCCTTAGCCTTGGGGATAGAAGAGTAGCTCCCCTTTAGCTCCATGGGCATTACCCCTTTGTCGGTCACAATCTCGAAGAAGATAAATCCGCTACGGTCTTTCTGGATCGTCAGGGTCGTAAGCATCTTTTCAGGGCAACGACAAATACAGATTTGCTTCTCAGGGTATTCTTCAAACTCTACCAATTCAATTCCTGCCGTAGTGGTTGCGTACGTTAGGGCGTTTAGTGCGATACATGTCATTCTGAACGTAAGATTTCAAACGACGAGCAGCTTGCTCCACCTTAGGGTCCGACCCAGACTTGAAGAGGGAGAAGCAAGTAGACTTAGCCTCAGCCAGAAGGTAAGGCAGCATGGTGTCGTCAAGATCAGGGGTGAAGCTATCAGCGATGGTAAACGTAGGATAAACCGTACCGTAGGCCCGAGTCTTAGACGCCTGCAGGATGCTCTCTACAGAAGAGTCGTAGGCATTCATCACGATGTGCAGGTCATCAAACGAGGTGTAGTACGTAGGCATCCTGTCTTTGAAGATAACCAACGAAGTGGACGCTGTAGCATCTGGGACGACAAGAGTGCTGTCGGGGTTATTATACGGCATCCGCTTGAGGAAGTCCAGAGGCTCAACGAAGTGAATCTCTTGGTAGTTAACGCCACCCTCTGTGTCGATGTTGTACGACAAGTCCACGATGTCACGGGTATTCGTAGGGTACTGGAAATGGGTAGGACGTACGGACGACGACAAAGAAGTGAGTTTGAGAAGCTGCTGATGTTCAGGGATGTTACGTGCAGCAATGATGTTGTAGTACACGTCCTCAATGACTGAGGCAATCTGCTGAGCTTCTACGGTGTCGCTGATGGAGTTTACAGCTTCAGAGTCCATATCCGAAAGGATCGAACTCACCATCTCCAAGAGTGTCTTCTTCATTACGCTGCAATCCCAAAGATACGGAGGTAGCCAGAAGCGAAGTTAATGGTAGCCGAAGAGTTAGCCTTGATAAAAATCTCAATGTAGTCATTGGTTGCTAGGGTGGTGTCGAAGCTAAAGGAGATCGTATGCCACGCACCAGAGTCAGCGGTAGAAATAACACGGCTACCGACAAGCTCAGTACCGTTCTTATAAAGAACCATCTCCACCTGACGTGCAGTACCCGAGGCTTGCTGAATAGAGAAGGCTGCGTCAATAGAACCATTAATCGTCTCAGTGCCATCGTAGCGTACACGAGCGTTAGGGGACGACAACCCTGTAAAGCCGTTATTGACTGATACACTAAACGTAGGGTTCAGAACGGTGTCGGAGGTCGTAACGGAGTGAGCGTACGGGCTACTAGTGGAGAACGTAAGGTACCCACCGAAGATACGACTATTCTCCACCCAATCCCCACTACCAGCACCATCAGCTACGTAGATTTGACCTGCCAGAGCAGTAGAGACACCCTTAGGTTCGTGGAGGTAAGGGTCAGTCAGAGTGTTGTGGTTTACGTTAGCCATACGGAGAGTCCTTAAGCTGTATCATCTTACAGACGAGTCAGTCTGACGTTAGAAGCTATAGAGATATACAGTATATATCCTCGGGTAAGCACTTAAGCTTATTATACACTGTTTTGAGAATCTGTCAAGTACAATCGTAACAGACCGTCAAAGTAGTGTGGGGTGTCACATTTAAGCAACACCCCTAGGGTCAAGCTTACTCGACCTTGATGTACTCAACGATCAACACAGCCGAGCCAGCGGTGAACGCAGCCGTACCGTACAGAGCGCCAATGTAGACCGGGGCCGAACCCACGGTAACGACACCAGAGACCTGAGCACCGTCACACTGCACCACGTCACCGTCTGCGTCGATAGCAGTCAGAGCGATAGCAGCATCAATGCCGTCAGCATCCACAGCGGTACCAGCAGCGTTGTAAGTACCAATGGTCAACGTAGCCGAGCCACCCGAGGTAGCAGCGTCAGTGATAACCAGATCGGCATTCACGATGATAGCACCAGCCGGGATCATAGCTTCCAGCGGGTCGATGTTCGAGGAACCAAACGACGAACCAAGAGCAGCCAGCGACAGCTTCTTGGTGATGACCTGACGAGCACCACGAGCGGTGACGCCTTCGTCGTTAACAGCACCCTGAGCACCATCGGTCAGGACAAAGAGACCGTCAGCGTTAGTGTAAGACATGTTATATCCCTCCTAATTACACGTTGGTTTTCGTGATAACACGAACCATGTTCTCGGGACGGTACAGCTTAACACCGTAACGAGCAGTCGTAACATACTCATGACGCTGGAAGTCTTTGTTGTACTCGTAGTCCACTTCCGGCATCTGACGCCATGCACCGACAAAAGCCTGAGCAGCGGGAGCAGCCGAGAAGAACAGGTTAACCTTACCGTTGTTGGTACCGAAGTCAACGTTACCGGGCGAAGCAGCTTTGTTGGTCAGAGCCGAATCGGTTGCGGTAGCAAGGTAGTTCGAGGTATACACGTCGAAGCCGTACACGTTCTTCACGAAGCGCATACCAGTAGCGATGCCATCAGCGACAACGCCTTCCCAACGCGGGTTATCCGAGACCGACACAAGGTTGGTCAGGGTGTTGATCGTGTATTCGACCGACGGGTCAACGACAGCGATCAGGTTGGTGTCGGGAACGTTAGCCTTCTTGAGAGCGTAACGAGCACGAGCAAAGTCAGCAACTGCGATCACAGCGCCAGTACCCGAACCAGCCCAACGGTGGCCAACGCCATCAATTGCAGCTTCCGAGTTAGCCGACACACCAGCTTCAGGCGCAGCAAACGTGGTGGCTTCGAAGTGAGCCATGATGGCCCGCTCTTGTTCCGGCACGAAGCGCGACATCAGTTCAGCCGAGTAGAACGAATCTTGCTCTGCTTTCTTGGTGATGTAGGTAGCCGACGACAGGTACTTGTCAACGGTGAAGGTGAACTCACCAGTGTCCATCGGACGGTAAACAACGGCAGTATCTTCTGCGTAGTTGTCGACCTGAGCTTGGCCAATCGACGGGATCGTGAACTGGTCACCGTCAGGGAAACCTTCAAGCATACGCACGTAGCGTTGTGCCATCATTTCGTCGCGCAGAATTTCCTTAAGCTCCGAAGACCATACTTCCGAGCGAGTAAGGAGACTCATGTTGGCAGTAGTCATAGCCATTTTAGTCTTCTCCTAGTTTATGGTTTCCACTTATTCCCAAGACGAGCAGCATCATCCATCATCTGTCGTTGAACCTTGGGAGTATAGTAGAGGGATTTACTTTCCCGACGAAGCTTCTGGTAGTAATCGAAGTTCCGCTCCGTCGAAGCTTGCATGTTGACCCCTTCCGTGCGAACCGTCCCCGACACAATAGGTTGGAAGGATTTCTTCGGTTCACCAATCAGGTTAAAGAAGGCGTTAGGGGACTCAGACGCTAGTTCCTGTAGACGCTGAACAGTCAAGCCAAGTTCTTGGGCTTTCTTCTGGACAACGGCAGGGGCCTCAGTGCCGTAGGTCTTCTCAAGTTCCTGATCGACAAGAGCGAGGTTCTGCTTTACAGTATTATCTCGGTCTCGTGCAGTCAGAGTTTTCTCAACAAGGCTCTTTAGGATATCCTCACTCACTTGCGGCGGGGTATTGCCATCAGTATTAGTGCCACCGTTATTATTGTTGTTAGCCGCTGCAGGTTTCACGTTGGTGGGCGACATGGCCTTGGTCTGCAGTTCTTCGAGTAGAGTCTTGGCGTAGTCCTGTTTCTGGAGGTCTTCACGCATCTGCGTAAGTTGATCCTCTAGATTTTTAATGTAGCCATCAGCTTCAAGTTTGCCTTTGGCTAGCACTTCAGGGTCTTTCCAGTTCTCTCCCTTAGTGGCGACGAGCTTTGCCAGATATGACTCCTGTTGTTCAGTTGTCGTCTGTGATGCTTGGCTCTCTTGACTCTGCCCAGATGGTTGCTGAGCTTGGTCGAACACGTTTGTCAAATTGTTAGTCCTTGTGGTTAAGGTCGATTAAGTTGAGTAGATCGTCGAGAACAGCGTTATATTCATTCACGGCGATCTGTTTGTATTCCCAACCGGGGGAATAATCCCGAACAGCTTCCTTACGGACATAGTGCTGCTCTAGAATTTCACGTAGGTCGTCGAAGGCATTACGGTACGACAACACTTCTTGTTTGCGTTGGTTCCGATCAGAGTCCTTGACGCCTCTAAGCCATACAGCCTGCATTAAGCACCTAGTTCTTGAGCAAGCATAAGTTGCTCTTGGTTCTGCATTTCAGCTTCCTGAACGGCCTGTTGAGTCTCAAGCTGTTCCATAACGCTAATGTTCTCGCCGTAGAGTTTAGGCTCACCAAGTTCTTCCGACATGATACGAGCAAACTCTTTACCCGAGAGGTGAACGGAGACACTTGGGTCGGCAAGCTTAAGCTGGTAAAGCTGCGTAAGGTTCTGTACCCGACGAGCACGTTCAGCAAAGTGACGAGCACCGATAGCACTGATCTTACCGCTACCAATGATGTCGGTCTTGGTGATGTTACGGAAGAACGTATTCCCCGTGGTAGGATCAACCATCGACAAAGATTCAGTAGACGACAGATTACGACGACCACATTCCAACATAGCGTTCAGGATAGGCTCAAGGAACGTACGCTCAAAGTGGGCAGTCTTATGTTCAAAGATACGCGAGGCTGAGTTCTGCAGGCTCTGGACTTCAAAAGCAGTCTTCTCACCGGGCGTACGGATACCCATAGCCTGACGAGGAGCACCAGCCATCTCCTCCATCTTGTTCTCAAGGAGTTGGATTTGGAGGTCAGCTTGAAGGGCAGTACCATCAGGCTGCAGGTAGCCTACGTCGCCTTCTTCACCAAGGTAAATACGAGCACCCGGTGCAAAGTCAAAGTCCTCTACGTCCCCACGAATCTTCATCACAGGGTAGGCAATCTGGTCGAATACGTCAGCCTTAAGGTTCTCAAGGTGGTCGATACGATACTGCATACCGACGAGGTTATCCAACGGACCCATAGCGTACAGGTTATCAGGACGAGGACGCCAGCCAGCCATAAAGATAGGCGCATGGCCCAGCCACGAGGGGTTCTCTTCATTGTCCAGAACGTAAGCACGGTCGACAACAGTGATAATACGATCCGAGTGGAGTTTGTTGTCGTTATAGTCGAAGATGTCCCCGTAGAACGTAAGAATCTCAACGTAGTCCGACTCATAGTACTGTTGGATCGACGTAAAGCCATCAGCAATAAAACCGTCAGCTTTGTTATACGCAGAGTCAGCCGAACGGATAGAGGCCCGTGCGTACATCATCTTGTCGATAATACCCTGCCAATGAGCCTTAGACGGGTCTTTGTCGATCATCCGTTTGATCTCACCGAGGGTAAGAATGTTCTTGATGATCTTAGGCGTCTTGTAGAAGTCAGATGCAGTAGGGTTAAATACGATGTCGTAAGGAGAAATACGGACCAGACGAGGGCCTTCGTAAGAAACGGCGACAGAACCATCCTGCTTAATGTTGGAGGTGTTCTCGTAGACCACAGTAGCAAAGCAGTTGCCGTACTGAATCCAATCGTAAAGGAGATTAGAAGCGGTGTTCACAAAGTCAGACTGACGGACCTTATTGTCCATGTACGCCTGAATGGACTCAATCTTGTCCTTCTTGTTGCTCTTGCTGTCAGAAGGTTCGAAACGCATCCACTTCTGCTGAGGGAACAGAGTAGCAAAGTAGTTCGCATGGAGGTTGTCCATGATCTGCGTCAGCTTAGGGGTCGTCGTAGAGTTCGACCACGGAAGGGCAGCATTCTTCGTCGTACGAGTGTCCGTAGCGTAGAGGTAGTTACGGAGTTCTTTCTTTTCGACAAGCCACTTGTCACGCAGAGTATTCCACTCGACCCAACGATTAGCGATCTCGACAGCGAGAGTATCGGGGTTAAGCAGGTGCTCAAGTTCGATGGTAGTTCCGGCCATTATGCACTGCCTCTAAATCGTGAGTTAGCCCAGACGATATTGTTACTCTTGCTGCGCTGAACGTTCTTCATAGGTTTCACAGCCATGTCGACAGCAGAAGCTAGGGCGTCCTTAACGTCGTCGTGGGCTGGGTTACGGCTAGACAGTTCTTCCTCAAGGATTTGAGTATTACCGCCTCTGTAGTGCCAGATCGAAAGGTTGTCGTAACGAGGCTCAAGGACGGCTGCGATACGCTCTTCCTTACTGCCTTTATTCGGTCGGTACTCTTCGATGGAGATCGACAAACCATGTTGCTTGATGAGTTCTTTAAGCTGCTTCACAATAGCTACCTGAGCCACCGTGACTTCTGCCCTCATCTTCCTGAACGACCACTTATTACTAAGCTGTAGAATATGGTCGAAGTAGTCACTGATGCGATCCGTACGGAAGCGATCAATCTCTAAGACGTAGACGTTATTCTCACCATCGACACCGACGACAACCATAGCAGTGTAGTCAGCTTTCTTGCTAAGGCTAAACGCAAAGTCTACTGCACAGTAAACGTTCAGGCGGTGCGTCTTGTAGAACCAGTAACCATTATCAAGGTGGAGATGCTTACGGTCGTAGTACTGGAACTTGTCTGAGCCTACGGGTATGTTATCTGGGTCCGTAGGGTCGTTGTAGTACTGCGCCCTGAACTGTCCTTTGTCGAGGTACTGCCCACGCTTCTTAGCTAGAATCTGTTGGTCGAAACCAAACCACTTACCGTCTTTACGTTGCTGACGAGGCCACAGGAACTCACCCGTACCGTCGCCCCTATCTTCTACTGCACGTTCAAAGATTTCGTAGATGTTCTCTTCGCCAATCTTACCACCATCTTTGTCGTACTGATCCTCAATCATCTGCATCAAGTCGTTATACAGATCAATCGGATGGTAGCGAGTGCCTACAACCCACTCACGAGCCTCAGCACCTTCGATGGACGACAACAAAGAATACTGGCTTCTTACTTTGTCACGGCCTTCGTTAGTGTACGCATTTTCATAGACAACAACGTCATCAAGTACTGCAATGTCGCAGTGCATACCAGTAAGGGAAGTAGTGAGGCCACCAGTGAAGATGCTAGGGTCACGTACGTTTTCTTTCTTACGCTGAGGATGGTCTAACGCAATCTCCGAGGTGGTCCAACGAGTACGCTTACCTTCTTCAGGATGGACGTGCTCAGGCCAGTAACGACGATATACCTCAGAGGTAAAGATACCTTTCATAAAGCCTAGCTGCTTCTCCGCAAGGTTAGCCGTAGCAGAGATGTAGAGTACACGCAGCGTAGGATTCTTCGTAAGTTCCCACACAACCCGGTAAGCTACCATACGAGACTTCTGATGGTCACGAGGGAACAGAACGAGTTGGTGAGTCTTGCTGTCTTGACGTGTCCACCAGCCGAGCAACTCAGAGTGACATTGACCAAGGACTTGCTCAGGAGCGACAAGCTTGATGAAGGTCTCTAAGTCAGCCTCGGCAGCTAGACGGATTGTGTCGTTGACTGATAAAGAACTCATGTGACAATAATACCACAGTTGATTTGGTTTGTCAAGGGGTACGTTTTGCCCTTACAGCATTACGCTTTGAGCCAACCGTAAATCTTCTCGGTCTCTGCTTTGCGGTGATCCAAGCCAATGTATCCACCATTCACTCGCTTCGTGATTTGCTTGATGATGTCGTCACTTACGCCTTTATCTGCGATAGCGAACAAACCATTCTTCTCGAAGAACCACAGGGCAGTTTCCATTGCGTAGTCAGTCTCAACCAGCGAAGGGTTCTCCATAACTTCAGGCAAACGCATATCAGAGGCAAATGAGCGGTAGTTGTCCTTGCCTGTCAACTGCAAGAAACCACGGCCAATCCAGATGTGGCCCTCGCCTTCTCCGTTGCCCATGCGACCAGAGTAAACCTTGTCAGCCAGAGCCTTGGGGTTACGGGCGTAGGGTGCAGCCTCAGCCACACTCTTGAACCGAGAGGGCCAGACCTTGCACATAGTCTCAGCGGAATAATTGAGATTTTCACGGGTGATTTTTAGGCCCCCGCTCTCATGGCTTGCTTGCCCGAGCAGGTGAGCACCACGTTCAGCAGAGAGCTTAAAATGCTTAGCAATAGCTCGTGCCGTGTTAGGCCCAAAGGAGCCATCAGCGACGACACCACACTTCTGTTGCAGCTTCTTCATAGCATCAGACATTACGTTTACAGGCTCTCTATTTGTCGTTACATTCTTGTGCAGGCGGCTCATCGTCTCCACCCTTGTTGCGGTTGTTCCCAGCGGCTAGAACGCCACCCAGCGCACCCACTAGGAACGACGTAATAGGGGTCAGAATTGAGAACAGTGCTCTGTCGTTTTCACTCGACTCTCCCAAAGGCTGAGTTACGAACACCAAAGAGTAGAGGATGATAAAGATACTGATGCCAAGGATTAGGGTCAGGGATACCCCTACGAAGTAACGTAGCTTGGCCTCTAGGTATTCAGGGTCAGTCTTTTTCATTCTGATGTTCCTGTTAGGTCAGTGGCGCACATTCGAGTACGAAGGCAAATAGGAGGTTGGCATTCAGGGGTGTCGAAATGGGAGGGCGACTGACATTCATAACGGTAGAAGCCATCACCGCTAAAGTAAAAAAGTACACCAATGGCAATGACAGACGCAGGCCATATCCAATGCTCTAGTACCATCTTACCACCTCTCCAGATAACGACCCCAGAAGTACAGACCAAAGCCAGCAATAACGCTTGTTGCTAAGATAATACCTGTCCAGAGTGCAGCCTCTAGGATACCTTCGATTAACTCTTTACGACGATAGACCTGCTCACGCTGTTGCTCTCGCACCCGGCGCTCAATAGCCTGAAACTCCAGCCAAGCATCGTTGCCGTAAGTGTAACTAATAAGCTGACGCAACTCTTTGCGTTGCTGTTCGCACTGCTTCTGAGCAGCAAAGATGTCGATGGCGCTCTTCTGAGTGTCCTTACCGAACAACGTCTTAAACACACCCGGTGGTTCATTAGCTTTCTCAGCAGCGTAAGCAATATCAGAGACAGCTTTACCCCACTCCGAGAGTTGAGATGCCATGTCTTGGATTTCACGACCAGCAGCAATGCCCTGCTTAAGCATTGAGAAGGCTTTGCTTCCAACGCTGATTGCCATGCCAATGCTAACTGGATCAAACATTTACAAGCTCCAGAGCATCTCAGGTGTCATGCTGCGTCAGCCTCTTGGATCACAAGGGTGCCAGCTTCGACCTGACGCATGATTTCGTCGTAGTGACGGTTGCCCGGTGCCAAGGGGACGGACCACTCGGTGCCGTCGATGGTGGCCTTGATGCCGATGCGTTCGCCTAGGTGGTTTATATATTGGGCTGAGGTGATGTTCATGGCTTACAACTCCGCGTCCAAGGACATGTCTCCAGTAAGATACACGTTGGTAGCCCGATCATCTACCACCCCCGTAAAGCCTGTCTTCACAAAAGACGCTTGAGAAGATATGCCGCTGCTGCTGTATGCAACAAGGGTGTTTGTCCCGCCAGATGAGGAACCAAAAGAGGATGGGCCAAAGAAGATCATGTTTGCATTGGTCGCAGAAGGATTAAAGCGCATTGGCACGGTCAATGGGACACCGTAGATTACTCCGGCGGTTCCTGATGCACGGCCAGCAAACACTGCTCCACTGCTTACAAACACCTGATAATACCGCTGGCATCTCGCCAACTCCGGCCCCAGTTCAGGCTGGCGATAGAGGTCCACGGCAGAGGTCGTGTGGGTGCCTTGCTTGATGTGGATGCCCCACAGGTCAACGCCGATGGTTTGCAGGCCGAGGGAGTTGGTGCGGGCGTTGTATGTTGACCCGGCGCTGGTCCAGAAGGACACTCGGAAGTAGTCGTTGTTGTTTGTTCCCAGCGTCTTGCCGCTGATCGACGGCACAGCAATAGTGACAGCAAACGCAGCCCACGACGAGGTGAGTGTCACAGTTTGCGGAGACAGAAGAACAGTAGAGGATGGGGAGCCTCCGGAGCCAAAAACTTGGCCACCCTCCACAGCCATATTGCCAGAGCCAGATGACCGACGCGCCCAACCCAGAAGGGTGATTGTCTGGCCAGCATAAGAACGGACGCTCTCAACTGCGTGAGAAATGATTGCATACTGGGCAGAAGTTGACTGCCCGCTGACCGTTTGCCGATAGAAAAACGTGGGGTTATTGTTGCCAAAGGTGTCGCCAAGAGCAAACGCCTGACGAGACTGCGTAACCGTCCCGCCATCAATAGCCTGAGACCACCGATCAGCCCCATAGCCAGAAGAAGTAAAACTCGTCCCCCGCTGCCAGAAGTCGAAGGCCCCGTTGATGATGCGGTTCTCAGGGTCAAGAACACCGGGGCGCAGAGGCACAGTGTTGATCGTAGCCGTGGTGCCGCCAGATGCGTCAAGGATCGCGTTGGTGCGAAGTGTGGACATTAGTTGGCCTCCAAGGTGCGGATTTCTTCACGCCATGCCTGACGCTGGGCCAGAACCTCCGGCTTGCTCTTGTCGTAGTCGCTCACGGCTACATAGTCGGTGTCCCGCAAGGACTGCTTGAGTTCAGCAATGCGAGCCTCTTTGGCCGTAGCTGCCGCCTCTGCTGATTTTTGTTCAGCCGTTTTAAGTTTGCTCAGGTCAATCATTTCGGCAACTCCAGTTGGCCGTCAGCCGGGTTCACAAGGGGCGCAGGAAAACAAGCCGCACCAGAAGCGTTAGCAGAAAGTGGCAAAACTAGCGCCATGTGAAGAACACCGTCGATGCGCTCCACATCAGAGGCAAGCCACTGGCAATCCGTTGCACCGAGAGGCAGGGTAGCCCCGTCAGGAACGACAGAGAAATCGTATTCTACACCGTTGATGGTCAGAATATCGCCAGCTTTGCTAACAGTAAGCGTGTCGTCGCGGCGCTGGGGGGAGAGGGTAATGTGCATGTTCATGTCTCCTTAGAACCAACGCCCGAAGGCGGTTACCAGAACATCACGTCCTTCATGGGTCCGCTCAGTTGTTGCACCCCGACCAGCCCTGAGCAGAGTGATCCCTGTCTCGTTGTAGTTCTTGGTAAACAGCGCACCATTAGATGGATTGGTGTTACTCCCTTCCGACAGGCACAAGGCAAAGTGTTCAGGTGTTACCGAGAATACATGTGGGTAAACAATAGATACGGTGTAGCTGTCTACCGTGCCACCTGCGTATGTCCCGACAGTCGGGGCCGAGAAGGTGCAAGCCACACAACGAACCTCAAGCCGCCCATCAGCGTATTTGTAATATTCGCCGTTAGCGTTGCTGCCAGTCTCAAAAATTTCGCCCGTAGGAACGCCACCAGACTGAGAGACCGTGCCAACAATGTTGCCTTGAGTGAACACTTCACCAGCAGCATCCGGCAGCGTAAGCGTCCTGTCCGTGTTGGTGTTGGGCGCTGCGATGGTCAAAGCACCCGTGCCAGAGGCGTTGCCTTGGAGTTTGATGAGCGACATTAGTTAGCCTCCTCGGTCGGGTAGG